CAACACAAATTTAGGCCAACAGAGTGCTGTTTTACAAGCCATTGCCTTGCTAAAGCAAAAGAACGGCTATGCCGAGGAGCGCAACACTTGATTCAGCAAATTAGGACATTCTTTGGTAGACAAAGAGGTGAAAGCGGTAAGCGCAGAACCGAAGTCAAGATGGGAATTGCTTGGATTTGCTTGGGTTGCGGCAAAGTGTTCACTAACAAATCTCTCGCAGACCTTCATAAGTGCATTAGGGAAATTCCCTATATCAATTATGATAATGTCTGACAGAATACACACATTGATAGGTTTTTTAACAGGAGTGAATTATGGATTTTGAGAGAGAAAAATGGATGGCACTGCAAGACCTGAATCCCTCAGATGTTGCAGATGCGATATGCGATAGTCAAGCTATCGTTGAAGCAATCCAATCAAACGCATGGGCTGATGTTGCAGACATGGTTCGGTCAAGAGTCGAACTCAAAGCAGAACGACTTGCACAAACAGCATTAGAAATTCCATTGACTCGTTGGGTTGATAGTGAAGAAGAACTTAATCTCTGGCGTTATTACCGAGCAGAATTGGCTCGTGAGGCTATTGAACAGAACAAGCCTAAATTGCCTAAAATCAACCCTTACACCAGCGAGGCCAGCAATGAAAACTAAGCTGAATTTAGAGAGAATCATTGAGGAGCATTCCAATGAGTATTACTGTGCGTTCTGCATTAAACCTCGCAATCCAACAGATCAATGTTGCGATGACTCGGTTTTTATCTTATTTTCAGATTTGGACACCTACACTCAGTTTGAAAGAGCGTCAGAGATTGCTCAAAAGGGCGGCTAGGCGAGTGAAAGAACAACCTAAGACGCAACGGGTGGTTATGCCATCCAAACTCATCACCGACCCAACATTCGGGTATGTGAACTCAGCCCTGACAAATGTTCAGGATACATGGAAGAAGCATTCAACAGGAGTAAACAATGCTGGATTATTCAACAATCCTAATGCGGATAGAAAGAACGACAAAGAGTCTGGAGGACAAGTGCCTACACAAAAAATTCGTAGGGTTCAATAACGATATTGCTCAGATGCACAGCGATTTGACGCTGTTGGCAATGTGGGCAGTTAATCAAGAGGCGATAGATATTTTTAACGATGTAATGGGAGTCAAGGAATGAATCAAGAAAAGGTGTTGACAGTGGGTAATTTGGTTGACAGAAAAGAAGCAATCAACAAGTTGCTGTCAGCAAATGTCAATAATCACACTGAGAAAAAAGGCAATTTGACATATCTTTCATGGGCGTGGGCATGGGCAGAAGCACTCAAAGCTGATGAAGATGCCACTTTCAGAGTTGAAATGTTTAACGACAAGTGTTACATGGATATAAACGGCACTGCAATGGTGTTCGTCACAGTCACAATGTTTCGCAAATCAGTGACTTGCCAACTTCCAGTAATGGACTTCCGCAACAAAGCAATCCTTAATCCTGACGCATTTGCAGTCAACACCGCCATCATGCGGTGCATGACTAAGGCTTTGTCATTGCATGGTTTGGGTCTGTATATCTATGCTGGAGAAGACTTGCCTGAAGGTGAGGGTTCAGACATAGATGTCAACAGCATGATTGACCATTTAGCGGCTATTGAAGCGGCATCCACCATTGAGGAGTTGAAAGATGTTTACACCACTGCTTACAGTGCTTGCGGTTCTGATAAGACTTGGCAGAAAAAAGTGATTGATGCAAAAGAAAAGCGTAAAGGAGCATTGAAATGAGTGATGAAAAACCAATTAAATTGACAGAAAAAACAAGTTCTGGTTTATGTGACGCATTGTTTGAAGAACTAGACTTGTTGCGGAATAATTTGAGTGATGGACACAGGGCATCTGCTGTTGCTAAGTTGGCTGTTCAAATTATTAACACCAAAAAATTAGAAATTGAAGCCGCAACATTTCACAAAGCTGGATTGCGTTTTGTACCATTAGCATTGACCGCAAAAGGCATCCAAATTGGGAAAGAACAAAATGAATGCGTTTAAGTTTATGAAAGAAACTTCAATGCCAGATAAACATGGAGAGATTCGAGCAAAAATACTTTCCTTGGTAAAGGATATTGAAAGTTTATATAAACAACATATGCGTAAATCAACTGGTAAAACTTGTGATATTTGTGGTGCTGGTGATGATAATGAAATTTACAGAGTAAAAGATGTTGTCATGGGTTATGAGCATCGAGAGCATTTATCTCCTTGCCTTTGTCACAGACACTTTTGTGGATGGAATGCGTCATATGTTCGATGTGGATTTTTAAAAGAGGGAACATCAGATCAAGAAATTGATTTGCACTTTACGGCATATTTAGCAGGACATTTAGTAAGAGCTTCAAAAATGAAATTATTTAAACAGGAGTTGACATGAGTGATATTGAACAAGGCACACCAGAATGGTTTGCACAGCGTTGTGGCAAAGCCACTGCTTCTCGTATCTCTGACATTGTTGCCAAGACAAAGACAGGCTACAGCACCAGTAGAGCAAACTACATGGCACAGTTGGTAGTCGAGCGCATGACTAACCAAGTGGCAGAGTCTTACTCAAATGCCGCTATGGAGTGGGGGACAGAAAACGAACCCTTTGCCAGAGCCGCATACGAGGTCAAAACAGGCAATACAGTCGATCAGGTATCTGCTATTGACCATCCACGCATTGCCATGTCTGCCGCCTCTCCTGATGGGCTTATTGGTGATGATGGATGCCTAGAGATCAAGTGTCCCAACACTGCAACCCATATCGACACTATTCTTGGTGACGAGCCAACAAAGAAGTATTACGACCAGATGCAGTGGCAAATGGCGTGTACAGACAGGAAGTGGTGTGATTTCGTGAGTTTCGACCCACGGATGCCATCGCACTTACAACTGTTTGTCAAAAGAATCGAGCGCAATGATGACTACATTGAACAACTCGAAAAAGAGGTAGTCCAGTTCTTAATGGAAGTGGAAGACAAAGTTAAAAAACTCAATGAAATCAAGGTGTAAATATGGAACAGCGTGACAACTCAGGTGTACTTTTCAAGAACGACAAGAAAGAAAAAGACAATCACCCAGACTATAAAGGCAACATTCGTGTTGATGGACAGGACTTCTGGCTGTCAGCATGGATTAAAGAGGGCAAGAACGGCAAGTTCATGGGACTAGCAGTCAGCCCTAAAGAAGATCAACCACAGCCTCAAAGCAAGCCTAAAGCCAAGATTGAGGACATGGATTCGGATGTCCCGTTTTAATTAAAAAGGGGAGAAGACTCCGCATCTTGTATATGTGAGGCTTACAACTCTCCCCGTTAATCATGGTTGTAAGCCGTTTGCAACAGCCAACCACAGGTTGAATATACTGAAGTGGTGACAGTCGGAAAGACGACAATGTGAGTGAACACTAACTTTGATAGGAGTTGATATGACTTTGAGTTTTGAAGAACGCAAGCAAATCTGGTGGGAATGGCATAAGGAGAACCCACAGGTTTGGCAGTATTTCGAGAAGTTTGCTCTAGAAGCAGTAGGACTAGGGCGCAAGAAGGTCAGTCACTGGCTGATAATCAACAGAATCAGGTGGGAAGTCACCATAGTCACAACAGGTTCAGACTTCAAGATCAGCAACGACTACATTGCTTTTTATGCTCGACTCTGGCAAGCTAAGTATCCTCAGTACAAGGACTTATTCAACACAAAACAGATGATTGGAGAGCCAAGATGATTGAAAATGTACTTAACATAATAATTCTTTTGGCGTTTGGTGGAGCATTACTCGCACTAGGTGTTTGGGTAATACTCCACTTCTTTGACGATTAAGCCATCAGAACATCAATGGCAGTCTGGGTTCGGGCAACCCTGTCATCCAAACCATGTGTACCGCCATTGATTCTCTTGGTCAGACCCGTCATATCGTTGGCATCAGCAAACTGATTCAGCTTATTCTTGTCCCAAAACCACCCTGCGGACAAGGCGGCATACTGAGGAGATGACACCAAGTCAGGGTTATCCAGTAGATCAACTCCCAAAGCCTCTCCACAAGCCCTGTAGTTGTCTTTGCCTGTCAACTGAATCAAACCCCTTCCACGGTACTTAAAACCCTCTCCAGAGGCTTCATTTCCATTGCCCATACGGTCAGCGTAGACCTTGTTGGCAATCTTCTCAGGATTGCGGTGGTAAGGTTGCGCCACATCCAAAGAAGGGAAACGCTTAGGCCAAACCTTTGTCAATCCTTCAGCAGAATAGTTCAGGTTTTCTTTGAGAGCAGTGAATCCACCGCTTTCATGAGCGCATTGCCCCAAGAAACAAGCCTGTCTCTCAGGCGTTGATATGTCGAAACGATCAAAAGTTT